ACCTGGAACGCGGCTGACGATCTCGACACGTGCAAGTTGCAGCAAGCTACTGACTCGTCTGGTACAGGGATCAAAGATCTCACTACGAGTGCTAGCGGTGGTAACTACGACACCGATACACCTGTCGATGCTGACGGTAATCAAGTGATCTTGGAAGTTTCTGCCGAAGATTTGGACGTAGATAACGGATTCAACCACGTTCGGGTCTACCTCGCTGAGACTGGCAATACCGGTGTGGATAACGTTAGTGCTGTCTACGTTCGTGCAGCTGCTCGGAACAAGTATACGAACTTGAATGCAGCAGCTTCTGCTGGTGCCATTGTGTATGTGAATGTTGATAGCTAAACAAATTAGCTTGGGCTGCACCCATCGATGCAGCCCAAGCTTCAACCTGGAGAGATTCCAATGTCGAAAGTTTTATCCGCTGTTTTGACTGCTATACTTGTTATTGTTCTCGTCTTTGCTGTAGTCTCGGCTGCAACGACCTCCGGAACAGTGTATGAGGATTCGAACTGTAATGGTACCATTGACTTTTTCTCTGATGGTGCACTTTCGAACGCTCTCGTGAAGATTACAAATGGCACTTACCAGCAGAACACCCACACGGCCTCTGATGGCACCTATGTTTTCACAGGTGTGCCCAGCGGCATCTACAATGTAGTTGTATTTTACGACAATCGTATGACACCAGCGAGTCAGCAGGTTGTTCTGGGCGGTGTGGGCGGCCCTACAGGAATTGACTTCCTGCACTTGTGCGGATTGGCATACTAATTCAATCTGTGGAACCACCACGTATAACGTCTTTATGGCGTATGGAGATGTGAAATGTCCGTAGCAAATGTTCGTAGTAAATGGAGCAGTGGAAATCTGATTTTCACGGAGAGGGTTGCTGGAAACGGAGCGCAGATCATCTTTGGCGAAGATGCTTCTGGCTTGGATGTTAAGCTGTTCGGAGCAACTTCTGGCGCTTATGTTTTGTGGGACGAGAGTGCGAATAGTTTATCGCCTTCGGGCTCTGCAACGATTCGTCCATTCCAATCAATCACAGATCCCGGAGATGCTGGAACCATTCCAGTAACTGTTTCCGGGTACTGCCCGATCGTGACTGCTGGAGCAGAAACTAGAACGCTAGCTTCTCCGACATTCGTTGGTCAAGAGCTTTTGCTCTACATGAAAACGGATGGTGGAAATGGAGTGGTAACTTGTGCAACTACTCTCAATGAGGCTGGCAATAACACGATTACTTTCGCTAATACAGGCGAAACAGTTCGTTTGTCAGCAGTTGAGGAAGGTGCGAACCTGCGCTGGCGTGCTGCTGTTGCCGATCCGACAACCATTCTGAGTACGGTGTAATATGATCACAGCCGAGTCACTGAGAGTGAGGGGGTATCGGCTCGAGAAAGAACGAGTAGAAGCCGAGAGAGCGTTGTATCGAATTGAAGGTGCGCTGATTTTTTTGGATGAACTGACTTCGCTGTTGGAAAAAGAACGTGTTGCAGCTGATCCTGGGGTCGATCGATATGCCGAGAGAAGTGAGGAGAGTGTGCAATGATTGGCACAGCTCGAAAAGCTAGTGATGGGACCATCGTAGAAACGACTTTGGGTCAGCAAGCAGCTGCACTAAGTCACCCAGTTGTTCTCGCAAGTGACCAATCGGCTGTTGCATCGGGTGACTCCGGTCCGACACAGACTGTGACTCGGACAGTAACAACTAGCGCTGACATGACTGTAGCAGCCGATCTTTCTGCTGCTCCAACTGCAACTGAGAAGATTCTCGTCTTGGACGCAATCATCTCAACTGATACTGCGATGACGTTTTCGATACAGGAAGAGACAAGTGGAACTGTTTTCGCACGCTTCTACTTAGCTGCAACCAGCACGATTCAAATCACCCCTCGCGGATATCTGAAGACTGCAGTTGCTGACAAGAAAGTGCAGGGAATAGCGAGTGTTGCTGGGAACGTCTCAGTTACACTAATCTATACGAGTGAAGCCTGATGAGTCGAACGCGTCGTCGTCCGTACAGGAAAGCTAAAAGCATTGATCGAACATGTCGAAATCATGGCTCTTGTCCTTACTGTCAACAACAACGACTGTAGTTTGATACAAAAGCACGAAAGAGCGCAGAGTTCGATTTTCAGCAATGGCTGAAAGGAGCCGAAAACGATGGGAACTGTGAAAGTGACTATTTTTGCAATGCTAGCGCTTGATTTTCTGCTATTGGCACTCCCGGTTGAGTTCGTTTCCGGCCAGGGGCTAGCGTGGGCTGACTCTCTCCCTGCGGAGAAAGATGAATAGATTGTGATTCCAATTAGTTCGTTTTCGAGAAACGCGTCTCAGTTAGCTCGATCTGCGGCCGGTGGTGGCGGCGGTGGACCTCATCCACTGCTATCATATTCGAATCTGCTCGCTTTATGGGATGCCCATGACATTTCACAGGGTGATTCAACACCGTTGAGTACGTGGGATTCAGTTTCTGGTTCACCAGCTAAGACCTTATCTGCTTTAGGCACAGCGCCAACGTTTCGAACGGCAAGCTTGAATGGGGATGTGGGTGTTTCCTTCAATGGTACAACACAAGCAATGGAGGATGTCGCAGGAATAATTGCTCGCCAGGTAAATTTCACTGTTTTCGTAGTGGCGAAACCAGTCACGCTTGTATCATATGTCAATGGGATGCTCAACAATCTTGGCAGTTCGTATGATAGGGGTGACTGGTGGTGGGGTATAGCTTCCGACGGGCATACAATGTTCGATGTTCGTCCAGCTGCAGCATCCGGAACAAATAGATATAACGCAACTATAGCAGCATTTGGAGTCGCTGGAGTGCATGCAGCAGTTGTAAGCAATGATCTGGAAACGAGCGTCTGGGCGAATGGCGTGAAGAACACTACACATATTGCTGCAAGCAATTATGGAGCCTCATCCTCATTAGATAGATTTCGCGTTGGTGGGCAATTGCAGGCTGGTTCACAGTACTACTCTGGTTTGATTGGTGCCATCGCGGTATATTCGGATGCCAAGAGTGATGCTGATGTGGTAAGTATCACGAGCGATCTAAAAACTTTGTGGGGAATTGCATAATGACAAACGAAAAACTGCGATTTATTTTAGCACTTGTTTCGGTGGGTTCAGCCTCTCTAATGCTAATACTGTCACTGCCCAAAAAGTTTGGTATTTGGATTCGGGATGGCGCCTGACAGAACGGGGTCTGATGGCTCGGATAACGCTCCCGTGTGGAATACAGTGGAGAACGGTATGAAAATCACTTTCATCAAAGAATGTCAAAACTATTGGAGCGGAAATTCTCTCTACGTAGAAGGTAACCGTGCAGATCTTCCACACGGGAAGGAATTGGTTGCTGCAGGGTTTGCTGTTATTGGTTGGTGTTGGGAGAAGCCTAAAGTTCCATGCCCCACAAAGTCTCCCCGTGTGGAGGAGGAGGAAGTGAAACAAAGAAAAGATGATCTTGTTAGGGTTAGGGGTATCGGGCTTAGAACAGCAAGAAAGTTGAACGAGTTGGGTATCAATACCTTTGAAGACATCGTAGAAGCAGACGCTAGTTTGCTATTTCGAAAGTTGAAAGGTGTTCTTGGTCACATGACCAAGGGTAAGATTCGGCGTTGGCAAGAGTCTGCTCGAAGTTTGTTGGAGGACTAGTGGCTTACACGACAAATACCAAGGTCAAACTTTTGCTGGGTGAAACAAGTGCGTCAGATGATGCCTTACTTACAACACTAATTGCTCAAGCACAAGATATGATCGACGTTTTTGTGGGCAGAACATTTGAAGCTGACTCTGACTCTACACGAACGTTTGACTCTGAAAGAGATGTTTGTGGGTATCGTTTGTGGTTGGATCATGATTTAGCTGCCATTACAAGTATTACGAATGGTGATGGGACGGTTTTGACGACTAGCCAGTATACCACTGAACCTCGAAACGATACCCCGTACTATGCCATACGAATTTTATCTTCAACAGGTCAGTATTGGCAAGCAAATAGCACTACAGGCGACCCTGAAGACGCAATTTCAATTGCTGGGAGATGGGCATATAGTATTACTGCCCCCGATGGTATTGTTCGGGCTTGTGAAGAATGGGCTGTTTTGTTATACAAACAACGTGACAGTTCTTCCGACTTGAATCGAACGGTAATTGCCGGCAATTCTACCATTTTACCTGCAGGCTTGTCAGAAGCAACTCGAAAATATCTTACAGATATGCGGAGTCTTGTGTAATGGCTCTTACGGTTACAAGTTTTATTGCGACTCTAGGAACTCTTTCTATTTCGGGAGTAACTTCTCTAACAGAATTACCCACAAGGGTAAATGCTGCAGATCTTCCTATAGGGTTTCCGCGACTTCCGACTACAGGCAATGAAATTGCTACTTTTACCGGTGTGGGTAGTTTGCGAAATTTGAGTTGCGAGTACGTTATTCTTATACAACCAGTTCCGCTAAGCAATACAGCTACTAACTATGCTGCTGCAGCTACTGCGATAGATAATTTGTATACAACGCTTTCTGCTGAAATGGCTGCAAACGTTCAGATTGATAGCTGGTCTTCGCAGATGACTATTGAAACTCTTGGAGACATTAGTTATTGGGCTATTGTGACACAAATCGAAGCTAGCGAATAGGAAGATATTATGGCTGTTGCAGCAAAATACACCCGGTTTTTACTCGATGAATTTGATTTTTCGGGTGACAGTAACAACTTAGAGCTTTCCATAACAGTAGCACCTCTAAAAGATACGGGATTTCAAGAGGATGCTGAAACGTATGTAGCAGGGTTAACTGAAAGTAATATCAGTCAGGGAGGTTATTATAGCGGCAGTGGGGCAGGGTATCTTGAACATGAACTTAATACGCGTCTTGGAACACAGACACCTGCTTATGTAGCAGCTCTTTTCGGTACAAACATTGCTGCTTGTCCTGCATATGTAACAGCACAAACCTGGGGGCAACAAATGAATTTTGATATGCCCTTAGAAAACCTCATTCAAATCAAATCTGCTTGGCCTGCTTCGGGTGGTTTAATTCGCGGTTTGAGATTAACGTCTGTTACAACTCAAACAATTACAACTACCGGTGCTTTGGCATCTGTTGATTTAGGAGCACAAGGAACAGCTGGTGGCGTAGGATTTGTATTTGTTCAGTCAATTTCAGGATCTGCGACAAATGCGACAATTGATTTTGAGTCTAGTGCTACTTCAGGGGGTGTTTATGTAAGTGAGGGAACTGCAACATTTTCTGCTGTAGGTGTTCAAGTTGTTACCTTCTCAGGAACGGTTGATCAGTGGGTTCGGTTAAACGTTACTAGCATGGGTGGCGCAACTAATTTTGTAATCGTTGGCATCGCTGGCATTAGCGGTGTTACTTACTAGAGGAGAAAGAAGAAATGGCTATGAAAAAAGTTGCTGGAAATATCACAGTAACGTATGATTCCAACGCAATTACGAATTACCTCAATACAACCAGTCTAAACGCTGTTGTAAATCAAATCGATACGACGGATTTTGGTGACGCTAATGCAAAAACTTCAATTGCTGGTTTGGCTGACTGGGAAGTTCCTATTGGAGGGCCATGGGACGTAACTTTGGATGGTTACTTATCCGGAGACGTAATCAGTCCTCCTGCGACACTGAAAACTCTAGCTGTGGGAATAGACACTCTTACGTTTACGTGGACCGCGAATGCTTTCATTACGGACTACAAAATTTCAGGTTCTTCTCCATCTGATGGCATAACCTGGACAGGTACACTCAAAGGCTCAGGAGCACCTACTAAGACGTAAATTTGGGGGTTTTATGGTTGTAGACGCTGGAGTGTTTGGAAAAGAAATTTGCGACCAGCTTGGAATTGACGCTGGAAAGGTATCAGGTCTCACTATCGCAATTCATCCTGGTGAACCCGTTACAGTGCTAATTGAATTCTTACCAGACGCAAATTCTTTGAAACTGGTGTCAGAACAACTCACACAAAGACTAGAGCATGTTGTTGTGACTATTGCGGACACACGTCCACACGGGGGGAGAGAGAGGGTTCATGACGTTACACTATGACTGCAGTATCGAAGGCTTGGAAGAAAATTGGGTTGAAGTTTCGGCTGTTTGGACCCGGAAAGAACTTAAAACTCTAACAGACACTACAGATACTGAAGACATCACAGTTGTTCAGGACCTGTGGAAAGCAAAATTTGTTGCATGTAACATTGTTACAATTTCTGGCAGAGTTATTTCAGATGCCCAAGATCTGACTATGGACGTCTTAGAAGAAGACTTAGACATTCGTCTTTGCGACTTTCTTGGTTACGTTCTTATGCAAGCTGGTGCTCACCTTAGAACAGTGGGCCCTCTTTCGGGGCGGCTGTTGTCAGATGGTGCCGAAGAGACGTCGACGAAAGCATAAGTCCCCCAGATGCGTTAGAGGATGCTTGGCTTCTAAACCGTTTTCCTGGCCGGTTTCTGGAAGAAATTGACTCAATCCCCGACATAATACGCCACAAAAGGGCGTGGGCTGCGGAAAACATTGAGATTATCGAAGAGCATCGAGCTACTGATCTTTCTCTGAGTAATTTGTCCTTGGAGGAAAAAACTGCTATAACACAGCATGAAAAATGGCTTCAGGAAACTCAGGAAGAGTAGTTTTTCCTCACCCCGTGTGGAGAATCGATGGCCGCTAATAAAGAAGTTGTACAAGTTATCTTCCAAGCAATTGATCGTGCATCTGGTACTCTTAAGGTACTTGATACACGCTTTGCAAAACTGCAGAAGTCAGCAAACATACTTGCGGGTGCGGGTGGGTTAGTTGCCGTAACCGCTTCTTTAGTTGCTTTAGGACGTGAGGCATTTAATTTAGGTCAAGAAGTTGCTGGTATTGAGCGACTTCAAAAATCTTTTGCAGATTTGGCCATAGGTGCGGGAATTTCTTCGGACACGCTGATAACTGCCTTACGTGCTGCTAGTCATGGAACAATTAGCGATGTTGAGCTAATTGCTGCTGCTAACAAGGCAGTACTTTTACAAGTTGCAGATTCAACGGATGATATGGTTGCCCTGATGAATGTGGCCATTGCAAGAGGGCGTGCAATGGGTCTTTCAGCTTCTGTAGCGTTTGATACTCTTGTTTCTGGTATCGGCAGAATGTCGCCGTTGATGTTGGATAACCTCGGTATTATTACCCAAGCAAACAAAACTTATAGTGAGTATGCTCATTCTATTGGTAAGTCGGTAGATTCTTTGGATGCTGCTGAACGAAAGCAAGCATTGTTAAATCGCGTAATCAAAGAATCTACGAGCCTTACAAATGACTTAACTGCTAGTTTCAATGACGATGCAGCCAGTTTTGAAAATCTTTCAGCTAGTGCGGCAAATGCTAAGCTGGCTCTGGGAAAGCTATTCACTCCTTTTGCAGCAAGAATTGCACAGTCGTATGCAAATGACTTGCGAATTATAACTGAACAACTAAACGCTCTTAGTAACACAGCTCCCAAAGTGGACCAACTGCAAGAAGTTTTGTTTGCACAAGGAAAGGCTGTTACTGCTTTAGCAGATAAAATGCAAGAAGTAGCTAAGATGCCTCCGGTTCCAGAAGGCATGTTTACTGCAGGTTTTCAAGATTTAGAGTCCCTTCGGTTTGAACTTAAAAGGGCTGGTGAAGATTATAATGCAACTGCAGCTGCTATGGGAACGCCTCTTCTTGATACAGAAGCATTGTCACAAGGCATTGTACAATTTACAGATGCGTCACAACGTACTGCTCTTGTACTAGCAGAGTTGTCTGGATCAACTGATTCAACTGTCGTTGCTGTACAGCATTTTGCTATCATGGCTGCAAATGCGGCTCCAAACGTAGATGCTTTAAAAAATGCAATTCATTCTTTGATTACTGAGCAGCGAGGACTTCTTTCAATAACGGAACATGCTGAAAGTGCATTACGTGCTTCTTTCAAAAGCGTTGTTGAAAATATGGGAGTTTCGGGGGCTGTAAAAGGTTTCGAAGCTGCTACACAAGAAGTTCAAGCAACTGTAGAAGCGTTGCATGAACAAGGAGCACAGCAAGATCAAATTGATTTTACTGTTGCTAGCATTGTTCAAAAGTACCAGGCAGGTAATCGAGAACTTCTTAAAACTAAAGAAGCTGTCGCAGAAGTTGATAAAGCGTTTGAAGACTTAAAGTCAAAAGTTGAGAGCGTATTAACTGCTGCTCTTGATCCCGGTGTGGGCGTTGATCCAAATGACTTTCTTCCACGGCCGGATGCTATAAACGAAGATGCGCGACGACTTGCGGATGTTGTTGTAAAAGGTTATGATTCGCCTTGGGCTGACTACCTTAATAACAAATTTCCACAGCTTTTTGACGGTGCTTTTGAGGGTGGAAACGTTAAAGAAAAAGCTGCACAAGTTTTACGTGATTTTCAAGACGGTTTGCACCCTGAACTAATTGACAAGGATGCAGCGAAAGAACGTGTTAAAAAAATGCTGGTTGGTGACGCTAACATGAAGCAGTTAGCAGACGAAATCGCATCTGAGATTTATCAAGAGCAAGGTGGGAACAAAGCGGATATTCAAGCTGCAGTAAATACGCAGTTAGGGACTACTGATCAAGGAGCCCTTGGAAGAACTTCTGGAGATGCCTTTTCTACTGGCATGCGAAATGCGATTCTTAATAGCAATGTTGGTAGTGCTATTGTTGAGATCATTGCTAATCAAACAGCAAATAAAGCAGTTCTTTTGAAAGTTTCGGGGGCTGCTAACGGAAAAACGTGGGGAGATGCTTTTCTTTCAACTGTTAGAGAGGGTGTTCCTGTTGCACTAATTCATATTTTAGTTGGCCTAGTTCTTCCTGAAATACTTGCAAAACTTCAAGCAGAGAAATCAAAAGCAGGGACTGTAGACTAATGGCCGCAACACAGCCGATTTTAGCCGGAACAGCGTTAGCGCATCCAACGGTACCAGGTGGATTTTCTGAGACACTGTCTTTTCGTGGTAAGACCATTGAGAAAGCGGATGGAACACAAAGTACTGACTTAGTACAGTCAGGTGTTAAACGAACATTTGTTCTTAAATGGGAAATGTTGTCATCGACAGAAAAAGCAGATCTCATTACCGCATTTACGGCAATCAAATCTTCTTCCGGTAGTTTTACCGCTCCTGATAGCTCTGTGTACACTGTTACCCGAGATGGTGATGCAGAGTTAGATTTCGAATATGTTCGCAGTGCTGGCGGAGCTTTTGGATATAACTGTAGCTTGGCGTTGAGAGAGGTTTAGGTGGCAACCACAATTTGGGCTCCTGACTTCACGGGAACATTTTCGACCGACTGGGATACTACTGATTCTGGTACCGGGTACGTGGCCAAACCTTCAATCTGGAATAATTCTCTACATGTTTACTCTGATCACGGAGTGATCAAGCAGCTAGGTTCAACATACAATCACATCCGGATCGCCTTTTTCCTACACCAGCCGGGTATCTTTGGAACGACACATAACGCGAATCTAATTGCCGTAGGCAATGGAGCAACGGAAACGTTCAGAATTGACATCGACGAAGATGTAGGTGTCCTCACAATCTATCCGGGACTGACCAGTGTTACTGTTGAGAATGGAACAAACATTCCCCTGCCTACGGACATTTGGATGCATGTCGGCATCGAGATAGACACCGACAACGGGTTCATTACAACCTGGATCAATGGTGTGATGGCTCAACGTTGCACAGGTATAGTAGTAACTGCTGGTATCACATACGTTGAGGTAAATAAACACATTGGTTCAGTTGATTTTTGGAGCACTGACGTATATCTCAACCAGTTCTTCATTGATAATGCCTCCGGCGAATCTGAAACTGCTCCTGGGACAGCGACGCAGACAAACTGGGTGGAGACACGAAACAATGGTACGTACGAGCTTGTTTCTTCAGACTTCGAGACTGGCGACACCTCAGACTTTACAGATGTCGGGACTGGCGCGTCTGTCGTATCCGGGGGGCCGGGTAGTTCAGTGTACGCTTTGGAGTCAAGCGGTAAGATTCAGGGCAGTGTTGGCTGGAGAAGTGTCGGTAAAATTTGGACCGATACAACGGTTGAGTTCGCTTTCTACCGCGGCGATGTTGACGGGGCAGCCGCTACACCATGGCATGGAGGGATGTGCCTACTGACCTGCGGGTACACGGATCCTGATGATACATTGAGTAGTAGCTTTGTAAATCCGGTCGTTGAGCTTCGGTACAATGATACAGATTCAACGGTTGATTTGCTTGTTGCGAACTCAATAGTTGCCACCGTTGTAGATACGTACTTACCCTATCATACATGGACGTCAGTCAAGTTAGAGATTACTCTTTCCGATTCCGGATCAATCGCAGTTTCGTTTGACGGTACTGAACGAATTTCGTATTCTGGTAGTCTTACGGGCAATGGAGCTTTCGTCAGTGAGGTTCTTTTTGCTGAGTATGTAAGCGCATTTGATGGCTGGCATACTATCACAGATCAAACCTACTGGGATGATATTGTTGTTTCTGATGTCGTCACAGATGGTGTTTCCGCGATTGTTGGTCCTGCTAAAGCTGCTGGAAATATAACAATTACACTTGATTCTGTAGACATTACAGACTACATTGATCAAAGTCATTTGAACGGGTTAGTTAGTACTTTTGACAAAACAGTTTTTAGTTCTGGTGCAATGGAGTATATTCCAACTATCGGAAATTGGGCTTTCCCAGTAGGAGGTTTTTGGACTCCTAGCGCTGATACAATGCTTTTTCCACTTGCAAATCGTCAAAGTACTGTTTCAGTTTCACTTACTTTTGTATCTGTAACATATTCGTGGTCAATGGGTTTTATTGCTGACTACCGTATCGCAGTTGGTTCACCAAGAGAAGCACTTATGTGGCTTGGGAGTGTTGCACCTGTTGGCGCACCAACAAGGACGGTGCAATGACTGCAAGTATTTTCAAAGGGTCGTTTGTCAAGACGAATGGAGCTGCTCCACATAGCCAGTCCATTACCGGTGTGGGGTTTCAACCGGTCGCGCTTATCCTTTGGTCTTCTGCGACTCATAATGGGACACGTACTGACGCTCGTTTTGCTATCGGATTTTCGACTGCAACAGCATCTTACGCAGTTACGTGTATCAGTGACGACGCGTTCGCAACCTCAAACACGAGTCGACACCAGAGCAATTATGCAATTTCCCTGAACACGCCATCGAAAGCTATTTTTGCAGCAGCAACGTTATCCAGTATGGACGCCGATGGGTTCACGTTGAGTTGGGATCCAAACGGTACGACTAGCACCTACGACATCCACTATCTGGCCTTTGGAGGTGTCAGTGCTGCAGTGTCGGAGTGGAACACGCCTACAGTCGCTGGGACACAAGCTGTGACCGGTGTCGGTTTTACGCCAGACGTCGTATTTCATATCTACAACGGTTTATGGGATACGACAGTTCCTGTGTTCGCTAACGACGCGGGAGCTGGCCTTGGTGCGATGACAACCACAGAGCAATGGGCAAAGTGGTTGCTAGCGATTGATAACCAAGCAATTGCCGATACAGGTGGTGCGCAAGTAACGAATGCTGCAATCCACACCCGGGGATCTGGCGGGTCCGCGTCAACTGTCGAGCTGAATGCTGCCTACAGCTCAATGGACGCTGACGGCTTCACTGTGAACTTCACCGATGTCGTTGCCACAGCAAACAAGATCGGCTCGTTGTCGATTGCAGGACTTACGAACGTAAAGCTGAATTCGTTCAATAAGGATACGGCCGCTGCACCAGCATCACAGACAGTGACCGGCGTAGGCTTCACTCCTTCTGCCGTACTGTTAGCATCGAGCCAAACGACTGCTGCTTCTCCGCATGATAATGCTGCAATTGGTCTTGGAGCAGCAACTGCTGCAGCAGAAGCAGGTGCGATCTCTAATTTTGACGAAGATGCGAATACGACGACTCATGCCGATGGTCGTGACGACGATTCGAATGCTTTTATTGTTGTCAACAACAACTCTTCAACGATCGATGCCCTCGCTTCGTTCACAGCTTTCACATCAGACGGCTTTACGCTAAGCTGGGATACAAATGATGCGAATGCAGTACCAATCTTGTATGCGGCTTTTGATACAACGTCAGTTGCAAGTGCGGTTCGTGTTATTGCTGGGAAGCTAATGGTCGACTGGGATATGGATGGAGTCTATACAGATGAGTCAAGCTACCTTATCCAAGCTTCGGGTTCAATGCGTTTGAACAACCCCGCAGATTCTATTTCTAGCGGGCGTGGAATTGCTGACTCTGCATCAATTGTTTTGGATAATGCGAGTGGAAGATTTTCGCCTCTGAACACTAGTTCACCAATTACAGCCAGTATTGCAGACGGTGAAGCTTACCATGTTCCAATGTATCTAAGCGTAAGTATTGACGACAGCGCAACTTTTTCACGTGTGTTTACGGGAATTCTTAAAATTCCTTCTGAGATTGGTGCAACGAGTCGGCAACACCCCCAAATAACACTTGATTGTCGAAGCTGGGATGAAGCAATTTTACAGCAGAGGATAAGTACTTTAGCAACTACTTTTGCAGGAATTTATGACGACGGAAAAAACGAAAGTGAGATTATTGCACAGTGGCTAACTGATAGCGGAATGACTGATGGTACTGAGTTTGTTTCTCAAGAATATGCAGCAGCGCATTCTGTAACAGCAACACTTGACCCAGGATTCTTTAACATTCCTTGGGCCTGGTTAGATGAAGAATCGGCAATTGTTGATTGTTGGCAATTAGCGGCGGCTGCAGGTGGAAGATTTTATTGTGATCCTGAAGGAAGTTTTCGATACGAAAACGCGGGTCATTGGATACTAAGTCCGCACGATACAATTCAAGCAGCTCTTACCAAAGCAGATTTCGTAACCCTTCAACCGTGGTATGAAGATGCAGAACTTTTCAAAGCTGTAGACGTTGAAATTGCTCCAAGAGAGCTTTTAGATACGTCAGTTGTTTGGCATTCAGATATTGTTGAAGTTATTCCGCCAGCAACAACTCGAGAAATTATTGCCAAGTATCGGCAACCTGTTTATGCACTAACAACGCCTGTAGCTGTTACTGACTATGTAGCAATTACTAGTGGCGGTGTGGATCTTACGAGTGATGTGACAATTACGATTAGTGCACTAAACACATACGCACAACGGCTAACTCTTTCAGTAGCCAATGCAAACACTTCACATGCAGCAAATTTAGTTATATTCCAAATACGCGGACAAGCTGTAGACGGTGCTCGTAGGATTAGTGAAACTCGAGAAAGTACAAATTCTTTTTGGATTCAGGGAGCACGAACAAATTGGGCTCGAACAGGTCGAACACGAAATGTTCGTAGTAATCCCTACATTCAAAGTACTGCGCAGGGTGCAATGCTTGCGGAGTTTCTTCGTGACCGATATGAAACGCCACGACTGTTCTTTAAAATTTCCGGTGTTTCGGGCATTGCAGATAGGCGTCTAGGTGATAGAATTTCAATTACTGATGCTGACGTAATGACTGCATCGCATGAGATGTTTGTATTTGAAATCGGTTGGCATCTAAGTAGAGATGGGTTTAGCCAAAATTACGTGGGAGTTGATGCAGCAGATCTTTACCCATATAGCGATACCACACCGGGATATTTTATTATCGGGACTTCGACATTGGATGCAGTTGCAAGTGACCGTGCGTTCTACTAGGGAGGAAAGATGCCTTTTGTCACACCACCAGCGTTTGTAGATGGAAATGTTCTAAGTGCAGCTCAATTGAATGTGTTAAGTGACGATATTGTTTACTTGCATGGACTCAGTTCAACTGTTAACATTCCGTTTGCGCGTACGTCACTTGATTTACGGAATATCAATACGTATTGGATGATTCGACATAAAGCTCGATATCTAAACTTATATATCGAATATAATGTTGATACCGCTTGGGTCGATCATCTGAAGTTCACACTTACATATGGAGCTTGGACTCTTGCAAGTGTTGATCCGGTAGTGTACACTTCGGGAAGCTACATCAGTTTCGATCTCGATGCTGCTGGCCCAGCAATAGTTGGCACATGGTACGAAATCGATGTACAAGTGGAGCGTCACGATGCTAGTCATGCACAAGCTGGATTAAGTGGCGACAGCTGGTTCAAAATTGAACGAATGTTCGAATCGGATGCGGCGGCATAATGGCATACTCTACACCTACGAGATTCAGTCACGGAGATCA